AATCCAACTTATATGCTCCAGAAGGAAGTTTTGGCATTTCCTTTCGGTTCATGTTGGCAATATAGGTATCGTTGCTCTGGTTAAAGCTCGTAAAATCTGCCATCGTTGTTCTCCTTTGAAAATGGCTCTTTGTTATTACTCTTCGTTATCTGCGTCTGCACCTTTTCGGATATCCATAAGCTCATCCCCGAATTTCTCAGAAATGATTAGGGATACAAGACGTTGATGCTCTTTGTTTCTGCGAATACCAGTGTTATGGTCTCGCTCAAGAGCTGCTTTTCGGTCCTTCAATGACTGAAGTTCTTCATCAGCGTTTTTAGTATTGATAAGACCTTGGGCTGTTTTAGAATATTCGAGAAGTTTATCTTCTAGCTGCTCTTTTGTCATGCTTTCGAGTTCAGCAATGTACTCTCGTGCAGCAGATTTGCCTCGTTCTTTTTCAAGCTTCTTCTCAAGTTTCGTTTTCTCTTTTTCAAGAGTTAGTTCTCTAGACATAGTTTTTACTCCTTAATTCCCAGTTTGTTTCTTAACGCTATCACGACATCCATTGCATCGTCAAGCGCATCATGTGTAATTTCTGTATTACCGATTAAAGCATTGATATCATTGAAGCTTGGATTCTTTCCAAATGTATCAAAATAAACCGCTCCAACGTCAATAAATCTGTGGTCTACTTTGTCTAGATTCTTCAACGATGACATGTTACATTCGTGCTCCATAATAGATTCACTGATTGGAACATTCTTCAGATTGTTAAGAATAATAGGCCAATCATAGTTTGCAGGATTTTTACCAGCTATTTGTACTCTCTGATTTGGTCGTTTAATTCCTTGAGCCACATCAAATTCGTGAGCCAGTTTCGCTGCCTTGTAGATGGCATTCATTAGCATTTCTATTCCAGCTTGAGGTGCTTTTGTCGGGTATTTTCTATCTGCTGGTTTCTTCATCAGCTCTTGAAAAATCCAAGCGTTCATTCCCAATGCATAGTTTTCCCCGTAGGAAATCTTTGAATTAAAATACTGCCTTTTTCGAGTGAGTTGATTGGAGAAACTCCATCATCAATTACCCAGCCAATTTGAAGAATTTGAACCTTTTCAACATCAAGCCCAGTGGTTTCTAAATCAATAGAGATATAGGGTCTTAGCTTCATATAACCTTCCCAAAGACATAGCATCCGAGACCTGGAGCAAAGTGGTCACGGAGATAGCCTTCTACTTTATAGTTGTTATCATGCATGGCTCTAATCATGCTCTTATTTTCTTCAAGAACGTAAGCTGCCACTTTCGTAATTCCCTTAAGATAAGCGTCCTGTTCTACCAAATCAATAGTCACAGAACCGTATCCTAAACCTCTATACTCTGGCAAAATAATGTGTTTCTGGAGGATGGCTAGGGTATTTGAGAATCTTTGGTAAGAAGTAATTCCGATAATTTTCTCTTCTCCAGAGAAGTCATTCACAATAAAAAATTGATTGAGCTGAGGTCTATGCGGCTCATCTTCAACAGTCCAAAGACCTGCTGGGTTCGAATGGTGTTTTTCAATAATGTCTTGGACATATTGAATCTCTGACATTTCTCTAACTGGCTTCAATTTAATCATCTTCGTTTTCCTTTTCCTGTTCTGCACCATTCTGAGTGTACATTTGGAAAATGTCTATCGTACTTGGCTCCGCAATCGCAATAAGGGTCTGCTTCTGGAAAATTTTCCCTTCGGATTCTTTCCCGTTCTAGCCTCTCGTACTCTTCTTTACTTTCGTACCATTCTCCATTTTTGTAGTACTTTTTGTCATTCATTCTCCCCGTCCTCATACTCAGGGGATTCCTCTGCGAAGAAATTCACTATGCGTTCCCACATCTCTTCGTTGCTAATCTGAGCTGTAGACTCATGGAAGTTGTAATGGAAATGAACAAACTTGCCTCCATTGGCCTCGAACTTTTCCTTCCACTTGATAGCATTATCATCCACTAAATAGTGGCCTTTTGCAATACCCTTATCCTGAACCATATTCACTTTATTGATAAGTTCAGGAAACCACATGCCAATCCATTGCACTTTTTCTGCATAACAATGGGGACTAGTGGCTACTGGTTGAGTGAGGATTTGCACATCGAATCCCATCTTGATAAGGGCTCTGACCGCTACAAGGGAGCCTTTGATGGGAACTAGGTCTCTGAAGAACCCAGGCTCATACATGTGGATTTCATTGACACGTTTAATAGCTCTGAACTTGGAGTGTCCTCCAAAATCAGCAATAGTATCATCCATGTCAATGAAAAGAACCTTCTTTTTCTTCATGCGACTCCTTAGAAAGTCTATGACCAGGATTCGAACCTGCACAGCCCAGACCCGATTCGAACGGGCTCACCCTACCCCAACGGGATGGATGGAGACCACTCGCATCATAGACAAGTAAAGATTACATCGTACATGGTATAGAGTCAACTATAAACTTCATGTTTATACATATTCCATATTGGAATATTGAATAAATGAGTAATTTCAATTAGATATGGTTTTATGCGTTTAAAATATTTCTAGACAGGTATCTATTCAGAAATGTATGAATAAAAGACTTAAATATTTGATTCTCTTAAACAAAATCTATTCAAGAATCTATTCGTTATTCATACCTTTTAGGCAAAAAAAAAGGGTGTATCAGAACGATACACCCTTACAAGGATATTACCTAATCGGAGGTTGATTAGATAAGATTTTTCAAGATTACGTTTTTGCGAGGAGCCATGATAAGTGGAGTACCGTACAAGAGTTGCAACCACTTATAAGAAGTGTCTGTAACTGCAAGGTCATACTTAATCATAGAACCAAGTTGTTTCCAAACCAATACGTCTGGGTCATGCATTAACAAGTAAGCACGAGCTGAACCAGGAAGTACTTTGTTGTAGTCCACATTAGCTGCAACGCCTGAACCAGCAGGAGCGATACGACCAATGAACTCATGTCCAGCAGTAGTTCCAACTGGGGCTCTGAATACGTTGAAGTACAGAGGAGCACCTGAGTAAGAAATCTCAATCATCACTTTATCTCCAGCAGCAACAGCTCCAGAAATTTGTGAAGAGGCAAGAGTCTCACCGTCAGAGTAAACTGCGCTTACACGGTAGCTATAAGTACCAGCGTCAGCAGATGCGAACTGAGAAGCAGCATCAGCAGGGCTAGTCAAGTTAGCTGTAGTAGGAGCAGCTTGAGCTGAAATCGTAGAAGCCAAAGGAGCTTTACGAGGACGGTTGAACAAGCTAGGCTTGAATCGGAAGTCCAAAGAACCGTTAAATTCTTTAACTTTTTGACCAGCGTTGATTGTCGAACCAGACATTACACGTTGTTTAGCATAGAAAGCTCGGCTAAATCGGCTATGAACATCAGTACCAAGGTACATGTCCATTGGCATACCAAAGTTGTTAACTGCTTTCAAACAAGCGTCTTCGTTAACATCTTCGTCCATCTCACCACGGATATCCATGATAACAGACTCAGAATTGCCTACAGACTCATAACCAGCAAAAGCGGTTGATTTGTACTGAGAAGCAGATTCTTTAGCTTCCATCTGAGCGTCAACTCCATCATACTCAAGAGAGTTGATTGCAGAGTTGGCTTCGAACATTGCTCTTTCGTTACGAGCCAAAAGTTCGATTGTTTTGTTTTTAACTTCACGAGCAACAACAGGACCGTGAGCAGCTTGGATAAGCGTCAGGTTATGTTGAACTTGGCCTTGTGTACCAAGATACTTAACCTGAACGATTTCACGGTCATAGTTAGCATCTGTAGATACAGGAGTTCCACCCATTGCGAAGAATGGAGAAATCTCTTGACCATAGCTATTTTGCACGTTATATTCAGAAACAGTTTGAGTGACTTTCTCTTTCAAGATGTCTTTCCACAAACGGAGGTGTTCCAAACCGTGAGTAACTAGCTTGAGGGTACGGTCCAAGTCTTCTACTGCAAGAGCGGAACCGCCAGTTAATGAACCTGGAGCAGTAGTACCATAGTTCTGAGAAATCGAAAGGGCTTTTTGTAGCTCTTCCACTTCTCGTGCTGAATGGCTACCGAAGCCAGTCATTGAAGGGTCATTTGCGACCTGATTAAGAATTTGCGACATTTTATGTCTCCTTAAAATTTTGGTTTTTCTAAACCTTAAATCCGTTTGCTATATTGTAATTGTAACACACTTTTGTAAATTTTTTTATCTTGTTAAAAGCTTACTTTTTGTTCTTAATGTAATTCTCAAGAACTGAACGGGCTCTTTGGTCAAAAATGAAGCCAGTGTTCTCAAGTTCAATCAAGTGGTCATCACGGAAATCCGTAGATTTCTTCATAACCAGTTCCTCAGCCGCATCTAACATTTCAGACTTGCTGAATGTTTGAGGACCTTGGTCTTCAGTCTGAGATTTCTCAAGAGCCTGGAT